GTTTCGGGAGAAATGTTGTACTGCATGATCAAATGCGGGTACAGACTGTTCAAGTCAAAGGAAACAACCCAATCATAGCTGCCTGGGATGGGTTCTTTGACATATGCACCAGCATATTTGTCATCTTTCTTGGCACCTTTCTTCGGAGGAATCACAATATTCCTCTTTTTGAGGTAATTGTAGATGATTGCATCCCACATTCGCACCTGATAATACACATCAGCGAAGTTTACTTTCGCGTCATATGCCATCGTCAGTGCCAACTCAATCAGTTTCATCTTGTCTTCCAATCGGTCCACAAGTTCCACGTCTTTGATGTTGTACTCAACGAACTTCTGCCAGTTTCCACTGTAAAAGTCCTTGAAGGTGTCGAACTCAGAGTGATCCAACTTCTGTTGCCCCAGTTCGACCAGAGCAATATGATCCAAACGATAGGATTCTTGATTCGTATAGGTGAATTTCTTGTACAAATCCAGATAATCAAGCTGTGTGACACCACCAATGTCGATAGATTTGTGCTGTCTACCCTTGATAAACACCTCTTTCTCAGTCACAAGACCCCAAGGAGACAATCGCTTCATGCGCTTCTCTCCAAGCACCTTACGAAGGCGTCCAGCGATGTATGGGATGTCAAACAGTTGGATATTCCAACCCGTAAGAACCTCAGGTGGTTCGTTTTCCCAATATGTGATGAACTTATTGAGCAAATCAAGTTCATCCAGGCATCGAATGTAGGTCACATTCTGTTGTTTGACCACAAAAGGTTTGACACCCCACGTGGTAATCTTCTTTGTTGTGTAATCCTGAATGGTAATTGTCAGTAATTCTTCCTGACAGGTCTCCACATCAGGGAATCCATACTCAGCAGTGGTCTCAATGTCAAGCGTAATCAGTTTGATCTTTGAAATGTCAAAGTCAATATGCTCCTGAGGATACTTGTCCGAAATATACTGATAGATGTAGCGTTCATTACCGTAGATGTTGAATCCTTCAACACCATCATACTTATTGAAGAAATCACGACAATCTCTAACAAAACCAGGTTGAACTGGTTCCACACATTTACCTTCTAGGGTCTTATATTTTGATTTTTTCTTACTGTCAACGAAGAGTGTGGGCATATACTCTTCTCTGATGGAGAAGTGCTCTCCATTATCATAACCACGAACGAGAAACTGGTTACCAACAAGCTGTACGTTAGTATAGAATCGCATCAAGAAAGAACGCTTTTGTATTTTTCAAGAAGTTTAGGTGACGGGTCGCACATTGTAAGGATCTGCTCCGACCTAATCATAATTTCATTATCATGAGTGTACTCCATCAACCATGGAGCAAGATTTGGACCTTCCCAGATCTCATATGGTTCAATGAGTTTACAGTTTGGGTCTCCAAGTTCAGCACTCACTTCCGTCACTTGCGAGATCAGCACTTCCTGAGTCACTAGTTTCAGGAACTTCACTGGATTCTGCATTTTTAACACCTTCCTTATACTTTAAAACAACTTGTGGAATAGGATCGACCAGAGTAATAATCCAGTCGGGAGCAACAGGGATCTCCTTCTGTGAGGTCAGGGGAATCCATGGTGCAAAAACAATATCTAGGTCCCTTTGCTCATAGAGTGCTTGGGGATCAAGGAATGAAACAGCAGCAGGATTCTTGAACGTGTATCCAATCACACGTTCTCCCATTACAAGTTCACTCACGTCTGCAACTACGTCTTCACCAGACTTCAATACCGCTAGTTTGATCATAGGTTATCACATCTCCACACCATCATACCAAGAAAAAAGAGGGGTGTCAACTGGATTTTGCCAGTTACCCCTCTGCGGCGACGATATTCAGTTGTATTTAGAGCCAGTCTTTACGAGCGTGATGTTCGGGAACAATCTTGCCAAGTTCAACTGTCAATAACCCATTTTCAAAAGCAACTGATCGTACTTCCGTGTCATCAGTGACTGTCCACGACCTAGTAAATGACCGTTGAGCCAAACCTTTGTGGACAAAGTTTTCCTCTTCTTTATCTTCCTTCTTGCCCTCAACAAAGAGTTTACCGTATTCAGTGTAGACATTGACTTCATCCTTCTTGAAACCTGCGAGAGCGATTTCAAGTCTGGATCTGGTGTTGCTCTCCTGAATTAAATTATAGGGGGGATAGTTTCCTTGTGCTGTGCCAAAGATGTTGTCGAAATATTCATCCATTCCGACAGAGTTGCGTGTAATACGATCAAGAAGCTGATCCATATTAGCCACGCCATAGCGTGTGAGGTTGCTCATGTGACTTCTCCTTTGTAAGCGAGAGTGTGTTGTGTGGACCCTTTCGGCATCCACAGTATATAGTAGCATAGATCCTAAAAAAGTGGGTGTTGAAATCCGCCCCTCATAATAAATACTTTTAAAAAGTATAATGGCAAAACCACTGAAACCAAAAGCTACTTTATCTTCTGTTGAAGATTTTTTATATGAACTTGGTCCGGTAAGAGGAGATACAATTACTTTCCAAGGAATAGATTTTCAAGTTACCAAGTTTGAAAGAAAGAGACCTGCAACCTTAGAAATAAACTTTGATTATCCTGGAAGTAAATCTCTTTTAAACAAATTTAAAGGAGCCATATTTAAAGCAGTGAAGGGAAATTTTGGTTCGGTAGATGTTCAGACGAGAAAATATGGTTCGTATGATGCGTTATACATTCTCTCCGATAGAGCATTTCTTTATCTTGAACCCAAAAATACCTCTGGACTTGCCAAAGGAACTGTCCCTCCACAAATTCATGAAAGAGGCACAGCGACAGTATTTACCAGAGCTCTGTCAAGCAAACAACCGTTTAAGACAGAAGACGATCTAATCAAAGATGCTCAAATGCAGAAAGAGTTGAAAAAAATTTTTGGTACTAAGTATGGACATAGATTATCAGATTGGTTACATAGTTTCTATGAGCAACAAAGAGCAGCACTAATTGAATACAGTGGTCCTCAATGGGAAGAATTTGTTTATGGTAATGGATCTTTTGTTGATTTTTTTGAAAAACATATGGATAAGTTGCACAGAGACTTAGATCCAGAAGTTAAAGTTGGGAGATATGAAAAGTGGAATCCATCTGATATATGGGCAGTCAAAAAAGGTAAGATGGAAGAGATTAAAAATAAATTAAAATCTCAAATAGGTAAGCAAACAGTTTTGGTAGAACTGAATGCCATGCTGGTCAACTTAATGGAGGATAATGATCTTGTTGGGATATCTCTCAAAAAAATTGACGCTAAATCTTCGGGAAGTATAAAATTATTCAATGTTGATACATCAGACAAATTAAGAGCTCTTAAATCATACGCACATGTAGAACTTTATGATATGGATGATATTAGTTTTGAACCTGACAATATTTTAATTTTAAAATCTGTCACCACTTATGTAAGAATAGGTCCTGGAAGTAAATACTTTATTGATATCACTAGGTCTGGTAAGAATCTTTCCTTTAATAGTCAAATTAAAGGAACTGCTGCACAGGGTGGACAGGCACCCATTGATTTAGTTGTTAAGATGGTAGGTGGAAATAACTTCAATAAAAGTAACACCGCTTATCCCCAAGACGCCGATTCATTTGAGAAAGATGTTAGTAAGTATGAGAAAATGTATAAGGTAGTCTCTAAATATGCATCAAGTCGTTCCCAAAAAATGAGTATCAATGATTGGGTAGAAGGAGTGAAGGGTCTTTATGAGAAAGATTCAAGAAATGCGATAGTTACCTTGATGCAACTAAGTTTCTGGCATGATGCACTTACGAACCATGCGAATGATCCTGAGTTTTGGACTGATCTCTTATACTATGGTATGAAAGTTACCTCCAAAGGTTTGTTCGCACCTCACGCAAAGATCTCATAAAAAAAGGAGGGTGTTGGTAACCCTCCTTGTAGCGTATATTCCTTTTGTAGCGTGTCGCGCACGAAAGCGACGTTCTATTTAGGACTCTTGTGTCTTCTTTTTACCAATGTTATATTTTGTTTCAAGGGTCCACTCATTCTTCTCTTTGAAAGAGAGAACCTTGATTTGATTCAGAGGAGCGATCTCAGTAATGGTCTCAGCGTTGACTACCTCAATGAGTCCCCAATCAGAAAGAAGCTGAGTAA